TGCTGGGAGCTGAAGTATTCACCATCGGAGCTGAGAATCTTATTACAAGATTATCAGGCTTCAACGAAAGGAAGGCTTTCACCCACGCCTCGCGCGTCGGCATCCAGTGCTTAACGGAAGGCGTAAGTTTACAGACAGCGAATATTTTTAATAGATGGTCCTCATCCTGCACATCTCCTGAGTCGTGCCATCTAAAGTATTTTGATTTCTTAGAATTAATTATTGTTGCCATTGCTCCAGTCCAGAGCGGGTGCCTGATGGCCTTCAGGCGGAAGTATTGCGCATCCTGGACAACTTTGAAAACATAACAGCCCTTCAAAGCGTAACAGTCGAAGCAAACAGAACCGGGAATCTTCACCAACTTGCTTCCTGTTTTACATTCTTTTGCAGGGAGACCGTAGGCCCAGCCAGGCATCTTGCTGGGCTTGGATAGGCTTCCGGTAATCTTTAACGCTTCACTTGTTTTCATTTTTTCTTTTTTGGTTTCATGTCTTCTTTAACTAATGCAATAAGTTCTTCTAATGCTTTAGCAATTCTTTTTAATGTTTTATTATCCATAATTATCTCCTTCTAGATACATCCTATAATATCCTCTAGTCATTGTCAAGCTTGCCGCTTGAAGCTTGTGGCTTGGCGCTTGAAGCTTGCGGCTTGCCTGCGCCAGGTCACTTGTTGCTTGGTCAAGCGTTGAGTGAGCCAAGAATCCACTCTCAAAATAATCTCAATCTTGTTCCTATTGATTATTTTTTTTCAACCTTGACCCCAGGTCCTACCAGCGCGGTTCGAATAAACGCTACTTATCTGGTGTTCCTTTATCGCTAGGACCAGGGCTCAAGGGCGAGGTCATGCATCGCCTTCAAGCCAGCTTAATGACGTGTAGTTTTGGAGGCTCACGTCATTAAACTTGACATCATATATAATATAGGATAATACTATTGTCAAGCATAAATAATAACGAAAGGATAAACAATGCCAAAAACAATGACGAAGTATCAACTAGACCACTTCAAAGAAAAGGTGAGAAGAAACTTTGACCCTTTGATTGAAGAACAAGAACTGTTGGTAAAACAATATAGAGCTGAAGCAACTGAAAAGATAGTAGGCAAGCTCGCAAAGAAAATGGGCGCTGATAAAATACTTGCTGACTTCAAGAAGGCAGAAGAGCAACTACAATCGGTTAGAGATAAGGCAAGAACCTTCTTTAAAAAGAAGCAACAACAAGACCCAACAAATAAAGGCCTTACCTACACTATGAGAGAACGAGAGGAAAAGATAACTCTTAAAGATTGTAAAGAACAATTAACCGAGTGGGCGCGTGATCTGGTTGATAGAGAGATCAGACGTAGACCTGAAGGCTTGAAGCTTAAACAGCTTGAAGAGTTAAAGCGACACTCCATTGATACAGTTATGGAAAGTGGAACACCTGAAGATTTATTGAGGGCGCTTGACCAAACAACCAAGAAGATTGGAATTGCGTGGGTTGTGGATACTTCCAAAATAAAACAAATCGCACAAAACTAACTATTGACGTATAGGGGATAATAATATACTATCCCCTATAACGAAAGGCATACAGATGAGCATAGAAAAACTAGAAGCGAGAGCAGATGAGATACATAGAAACACAGACTTTGCTGTTTCATGGTTCGCTAAAAAATATAACAAAGTTATATTTAGAGTTGGCAACATGAGTAAAGAGGGTTGCAGAGTTTGGGAAAGTGATGGCAAGAAATATATGTGTTTTTGGGACACAGTGTTAGAGAGATACACAACTTGCATTGACCCAATGATAACATATAAACGAAAGGTATCATGATTGAATTATTTATTTTAATAGGAATAGTCGGTGCCATTGGCATAGCTTATTTCGGAATTATGGGAACATGATAGAACTATTTAATATAATATTTGTAGAGAGCCCTACTGGGCTCTCTATTATTTTGGCCTTTGGCCTGTGTGCAATTTTATATTGTCTATTGACAGTAGATCAATAGTAGGACAATATAGGACTATGAATACAGACAAGAAAATAAAAACAACAAACCCTTACAGTGGTCAAAGCATTGACTTAACTGTTGAGGAGTTTACGAGATATCAAATCGTAAAGCAGGCTGAACAACAAGCAGACCCAAACAACGGGGACGACCCCTTCTGGGATGTTGTTCGAGGTGGCTTAGATTGGTTTCGTAAAAACAATGCCAAAGCATATATGGTATTGTTAGATTAACTATAACTGTGCGCCGCCCTGCGGGCGGCGCGCATAGAGGTACCAGAGCCATTGCAAATTCCAAACAAATAAAATAATATAGAACACGTACAAGTTGTAGGGGTCCCAGAGACATACCCTTTATGCCAAGTCTTGTATAAAGATATGAATAAAATACTTGCTAGGTTTCAAAATTAATCCTAAAAAATTTTGCAGAAAATTTTTTTGAAATGAAAATAGATTTAGAAAAGATAAAAAGATTACCACCTGATGTAAGAAAAGAGTTTATGAAAACTTACCTTCAGCATGCCGAAAAGAAGAAAGAGGCTGGTATCAGAGATGACTTCATGAAGTTTGTCAAACATGTTTGGCCAGATTTTGTTGAAGGATCACATCACAAGATTGTTGCTGAAAAATTTAATCAGATAGCAGAGGGCAAAATTAAAAGGCTGATTATAAACATGCCGCCTAGACATACAAAGTCCGAGTTCGCTAGCTACTTGCTGCCCGCTTGGATGGTGGGCAGAAACCCGAAGCTTAAAATTATTCAATCTACTAACACCACAGAACTATCCGTTAGATTCGGGCGTAAAGCAAAACAACTCTTAGACAGTCAGGAGTATCAGTCAGTATTTAAAACTAGACTCAGAGAAGATTCACAAGCTGCAGGTAAATGGGAAACACAACAAGGCGGTGAATATTATGCAGCGGGTGTCGGCTCCGCGATCACAGGTCGTGGTGCAGATCTTCTCATTATCGATGACCCGCACACAGAACAAGATGCTATGAACAGAGATGCTATGGAGAGAACCTTTGAGTGGTATACGTCAGGTCCTCGTCAACGTCTTCAGCCAGGTGGATCTATTATTCTTGTTATGACACGATGGAATACAAAAGATCTTACCGGTATGCTATTAGGCGCGCAGCGAGAAGCTAAAGCTGATCAATGGGAGATCGTAGAGTTTCCTGCGATCATGCCAAGCGGTAAACCTTTGTGGCCAGAGTATTGGAAGTTAGAAGAACTAGAAGCAGTTAAAGCATCAACGGGTGTACAGAAATGGAATGCTCAGTATATGCAGAACCCAACATCAGAAGAAGGAGCTATTATCAAACGAGAGTGGTGGATGAACTGGGAAGAAGATTTTATACCTGCTTTGAAGCATGTCATACAATCTTACGATACAGCGTTTGGTAAGAAACAAACCTCAGACTATTCTGCGATTACAACATGGGGTGTGTTTTATTTAAATGATGATGCACCTGCTAGTTTAATATTATTAGATGCTAAGAAAGGCAGATACGACTTTCCAGAGTTAAAACAAGTTGCCTATGAACAATGGAAGTATTGGGATCCTGATACAGTTATTATCGAGGCTAAAGCATCAGGTCAGCCTCTTACAGATGAGTTAAGGAAGATGGGTATACCTGTCGTTAATTTTACACCGAGCAAAGGAAACGATAAGCATACACGAGTAAATTCTGTTGCACCTTTATTTGAAAGTGGTATGATATGGGCTCCGAACCAGGAATTTGCTGAAGAAGTCATCGAGGAGTGTGCGGCTTTTCCGTTTGGTGATCATGACGATTTGGTTGACTCGACAACCCAAGCCATCATGCGTTTTAGACAGGGTGGTTTTATATTACATCCTGACGATGAAAAAGATGAGGTACAACCTCAAAGGAAAAGGAATTATTACTGATGAAGTTATTGGAATTACTAAAAGCAATGTTTGGCCAAAACTACCTAAACAGAATTATAGGTACAGGCACTAACGTATCCAAACCCATCAAGATGGATAAGAACAGT